TTCCATAGACCTTTGACAAGACCTAATCTTTCCAGCGAGTCTACGCACGAAATGAATATATGGTGCGGATAAGTGTTTGGGCAGACAATCCCGCTGCTGATTAAACGCAACACTTGCTTCTCCTGTTTTGATAGCTTGATTTGCTTCATGGTTGCCACTATTTATCGTCTTTCCTGAATGGATTGAAATCCGGGTCTTCATCTTCATAAATAATGCCGTCAAGGTACATATTGGTATTGGCTTCATCTTGCCAACGCTCAAACACGGCACGGTCGGCCTCGTCCCAGCCGGTGCGTTCTTCGAGTGTCATAGTAGCACGCTGGGCTTCGATATGCTTGATTACTTCTTTTTCTTGTTTCCTTTCCTCATCAATCTCTTTAATTACTTCCTCGATAGAAGAATAACAGGATTTGGCATAGCAGCATTCTGTACCGCCATAGATAAAAGTAACGGTTTTTTCCGTTTCGCCGATTATTTTATATTTCTTCTTCATTGCTCTACAAGTATTATTCTATAAGTGCCATCTCCTTCTATCCTACGTTTCTTAACCAAGAACTTAGTTCCTTTGTCAAACAGAATTTCATGTTGATTTTCAAGTGTAAATATACCATTAAATTCTGATATTTTGCTGATATTGCGTCCGTTTTTGCTTTGTATCTCAAAGATTACACGCTTGTGACTCTTGGGTATTCCGGCATGTGATATGAACTTCATAGGTGTATCCATGTAAAGGCTGGACGAAATGAAACCCTTATCGGACACTACATCGCCGATATGGTCAAGGAACCGTTCTTGAAGTTTCTTTATGCTCATGGTCTCTCCACGATAAACAACACCTTCATATTTGGGGAGCCTTGATAAGGCTTGACTTATCAGACGGCTTGCCACGTCCACATATTCATCTTCCGTTCCATTGCGTAAACGGCGGTTAATTTCACGACTAGTAGCCCTCTTGTTGCCAGAGGAGATGGCTTGGGTATAGGCATTGACCGCAGCTTGCTGCACTTCGGGAATATGCGGATAGATCTTGTTGTAATACTCTACACGGCTCATAGCAAGATTTGTCCTGCGCTTTCGAACAAAGGTTTTCTCTGTCTTGTTATAAACATTTACCTTAAAGTCCTCACGAATATATTTATCATTATCACGAATAAAATAAGGTGCGCTGTCCCAACTCTTTGCTCGCTGTATATTTTCGTTTATCCACTTTTTGAAAGCGTCCGGTACGTCTTTAACTTCGTTCACGCTTGCTGTCGTGGCTTCACTCCGACCGTCCCATTCCCAAAATTCTTCTTCGGTTTTTAGAATGGGTATCTTGTAACACCGGCAAAGGGGATGCCAACCGGTCCATTGGAAGTCTTTCGGGTACTTCCCAGCTAGTATATCGCAAATGTCTTGGAAAGGCTTTCCGTTGCAAGTATGGTTGTTGCTCAACTTGATTTCATACCCCACCACGAAGTACATCTGCTGCCAGCGTAGGTTTTCAGCTTGACGGTATGCCATATTGATTTCGGAAGCAGCCAAACGGATAGAACGATACTCGCAATCCATTGCCCGTGATGCTTTTCCGAACCTTTCCTTGTAATCTTTTTGTAGTTGCGGGAAATCGAGCAGATATTTGGAGATTTGCTTGCTTAATGTAATTGCACTCGTACCTTTTTGAATGGCACATGATATGGCTTCTTCAAGTTCCTGTTTATACAGAGTCGATTGATTCCACAACTTATCTGATATGGTAAATCCTTTATCCTTACGTTGCTGAAACGCTTTCAATGCATCATTATTGGGCTGGTATAGGATTTCGTATTTCTCCTTTCCTATGGTTGCGCCATAAGTTTGCAATACTTTGTTGGCAAGAAGATCTTGAACTTCGTTGCTGTTTTTCCATTCTTCAGAAGTTCCACTATATATTACAGATCCGATGTCCTCAACGAACCGTTCTTGTAAGTCTCTTATCCGTTTCCTTGTTTGGGGATAATCCGACCACATAAACGTCCTATCACTATCAATGGTAAAATCGGTAATTCCGACTATTTTAGCCGCCTCTAAATTCAAATCCTCGTATATGGATTCCACAAGCATGACGTACTTGGCGAGCCGTTTATTCAGCTCGCCGTACTTGCGTTTCTGATTTGGAGTTTTTGGCTTTGCCATTGCGTATTATTTATTTTCAACCCTGTCAGGTGCTGGCATTTCCAATAAACGAATAGCTTTAATTGTTTCTTTACCCTCTAGTATTGCTTTACATAAGCGGTGGTATCCATCGGCGATTTGTCCTACATCATCAAGAATAATAGGATATTCAAGAGAACATTGATTCACTCGTTTGCACTGAAATATAAAACTATGAAGTTGATTACACTCAAACGGCTATGCTGTCAAGTCAATATTCCATAAGGGCATATCAAGTATAGGGTATTCTTTTACTTTTGCAAAGTCATAGAGTGTTTGGGCTGTCCAAATTTTATCTCCACGGTGGTATTCACTTTCAGCGAAAGTCATATTATCAACTGGAACTTTCATTTTACTGTTCTTTCTTGATGTACACTTTGATTTCACCTCTCACATGGATCTCGTCCCCAACCTTGCAGACTGTATATTCAATCAAATCTTTTTGATTGATGGAGTTGATGATTGACTTGCGTATCTCATTCTTGGTTTCACAGACAAGCATTTCAACAGCCTTACGGTTGGACCACCCTTCGTCAACTTTCTTCTTCTTTCGGTAATCCTTGATTTCTTTTTTAGTCAGGACAAGGCAGACGCCAAGCTTCCTTGCTTCGTAGTTATCAACACTTTCAATATTGCTCAATCTTTCTTGTGGATTGATTTTATAAGATAACTTAATGAGCCACATTGATATTCTTTTTCTCATAATGTTTCAGTATTTAAATTGCTGACTCTCCGAATATATTATCGACCCTGCTTTGTGAAGTGATAGTCTCCTCTTGCCGTATCTGTTCCAATGTAGCCTGCGCGTCATTGCTATAACCTGCCTGTTGGATAGATTCAAGCTGAGACATGACTGGTTTTCCTCCATTAAGTTTCAATAAGCGATCTGCTGTGGCATCTTCATCTTGTTGTATGAAGGGGGTAATGATATGTTCAATCTCTATATTATCAATTTCGCTTGCCCATGATGTGTTCATGTGCTTCAAAAATTCTTTGATGACACTTGCCTCACGTTCGAAAAGCTCAATCCATGAGCCGCTTTCGTCTCCAACCTTTAAGTGTGCGTCGGTCAAAAGCATTTGTCTGGCATCGTAACCTATGTTCCCCAAAGACTTCATGTTGTCAAAAGAAACGTCCGGCATCTGCGATTGCATCCAATAGAGTTTAAGCAGGGTTTCCACATGATACTTCAATGCTTCGATAGATTGCGACCATGATACATACGATACGTCTCCATTATATTCCACACGGTAAACTCTACGGCTTTCTCCTTTATCTTCTCCACCTTTTATACCACCGGCTATTTTCAAAATTGGTGCTGAATTATAGGCAATCACGTCGGAGTTACGAGAAAGTGTATATTCCAATTCTTTGCGAATACGAGTTAATCCGTGGTATATAGGAACAGGTCTAAATGCGTATGCACCGGGTATTTTCATTAATCGTATTTGTTCAACAGTACCGACAGGTTCCCAACCTTTACCATTTTGTTTCCATTTATAATGTTTGTCCGATGTGTATGTCTCAAAATAAGTAATTACTTCGTCCTTTACCCTTTTGGTGTATTCAAAGGACATTGCAAGCATATCGTCAAGCTCGTCGATCAATGGATATAGTTTTACTCCCTCCATTGGCGAGTATGTCTTGCATTTTAGCTTATACTTACTATTAAAACCATATAATGTATTGGTCTTTTCTACTACGTACCAAATTGTGAAAATTTCGCATGAGGCGAAATACGCATTTGCACGTTTAATATTTTCTGTATCGATTCGGGCATACTTGTAAATTGCCTCTATAGCCTTTGCTATCTGTTGGCGGACTTCAAATCCTTCTGTGTTGTGGTAGATACGTTTTACAGGAATGGCAAACATGAACTCGGTCATACGCTTTGTAAGCAGCTTTTCAAGGCCAATGTAAATGCGTGATGCTTCTTCTTTTGTCCCGTCTTTGCGTATTTTATCTTTTCGTGTTATAGTATCTTTGGCTATTTCATGGAATGATGGTTCATACGCTTTAATAAGAAATTCCCATGAAGGAACACAAACGGATTTTCTTTTTAAGTCATTGATAATATTATCAACGGGTCGGGCACTGTTTAATATAGCGGTTATTTCGTCCATAGGCTTGTTTCGTATTACTTCATACGATTTTTTTTCAAAAATAGTAAAAGTGAATGAATTTCATATACTTTTAAACTATATTTCACACAGTATGTAGTCTACTGTATTTAGTCGCCGTATTTTATCTAAAATAGGATATGATACATCGTGCGTGATTGAAGATGTACTAAAAGCGACGCTATAACCGTTTTGGATTATTTATCAGATAATTTAGTTCATCTTTATATTTTTGCTCACGAATCTGAGCTTTATCAAACAAGGTTCCAGACCCTCTACAAGGTTTCCATCCCATAATTTATTCTTTTTTACAGAAGATTATCATATTTATTTTTTCACTTTTATCAAAAATCGCAAGCGTAAGTATATTGATTTTTTAGGCTTTCTAAGGCTTTTTCTGTAACAAGGTATGCATAACTGTTGCTGCTTATGCGCTTGATAGAACGTGTCTTTTTGAGAACAACAGGCTTATTGAAGATGATTTCATACCTGTTACCACAGCTCGTTATTCGAAAATCAACACTACGCTTGTATCTATCTAATTCTGTTTCTTTGTATTCACCTTTGGAGACAAAATTAGGATTGGACACAAAGTAGCCTTCTGCTACCAATATACCATTTGAGTTATATACTTTCATAATCGTGTTTTCATGACATTATCAGTAATTTTGTTCCCTGTACTATCAAATACTTCTATAGTTGGTCTACCTCCGTTATCAATAGGAGAAATAGCCTCTGATGTTTCATATAAAGTTTCTCCGTCTGTAACCATTATCTGCTTGTCATCTTCAAAACAAAGTACATCTTCACCTTCCCATGATTTTATTATTTCTAACGCTTCTTTATAACTTTCTGCTTCGATAGAAAACTGAGTACGCTCCCAACATGTTACTTTGCGGTCCTGATAAAAATCAAATGTTTTCATTGCTATACTATTTTAGTAAATAATATTGGTTTCTTTTAGTATTGTAAAGATACTCATTATCAGTGAGTTAACCAAATATTTACAGCCTTATTTTACTCATAGTCAAGAGTTTAACTTTTGGGAACTTTACAATTTCCGTTTATATCCTGCTTTGTCCCATTATAAAATCTCATCATGTTTATTCTTGTATTAATTTTTTGCTTAATATTTTTCTTTTTGAGTTGTTCACCCCACTGATAGGCTTCCTCAATGACACTCTTGCAATGTTTCTTCTCCCAATTCTCGCAGAAAGGATATGACTTGTATATACTCTCAATCATGTTTCAAATAATTTTTTATAACTCATATTTTACTCCTAATTTTCATCAAATATGCTTTCGATTTTTTTGTTCACCCTGTCACATGTATCTCCAAAGGAAATGGCAAAAGATTCGTCGCCTACACGGTCTATGATGGATCGCAGGTCACGGGCGATGTGGTTGAACGCCCGCAGTTCTTCCAGCATAGGGAGGGTAACAGTGCCGTCATATTTTTTCAGTAGCGAAAGTAAATCGACGGCGGAGGATTCTGCAATGTCCGCCAACACTGGGATTTTTCTCAGGAGGCGATTACATTTCTCTTTGTCCTCTTTGCTCATGGTGTCGGTGATTGTTTTTGCCGTGACTTGCTCACGGGTTTGCAGTAGTCGGTCGTATTGCCTTCGTAAGTTGTCAAACAGAGCGAAGTCGCCCCTTCTCAGAGCTTTCTCCATTTTGCGGCTGTACTCCTCTTTCAATATTTCAATGTTCATATCAGGACAATTTTAACTGTTCAACGTTACTTTCAATCTTAACTATCTCTTCATCAGTCCTAACATTTGATATAAGTCGGAGAGAGTAAAACGGAGTGGGAATAGGGTAACGTACCTCGTTAATCTCGTAGCCCCAATTAAAGTACACCGGGCTTGCAATCGTGTCGTGGCAAATAACCCGCCCTCTTGCCCCGTGAACCATTAAATTGAGGGCACACATTTTGCAGCTAATTCCGTCTATGTCCTCGCCGACGTAGTAGCCGCTTTTATTCTCTGTATATGCAGCTAGCAATGTCCGTCCCGAGCCGCACGCAGGGTCTCCTGTCTTTCCACTTATTCCCCCATTGATTTTCTCCATTATGGTACATAACACATCTATCCAGCCGCTCGACTCGATTCCCTTGCTTACTATTTCAAGCCACAATATAGTGGCATTAAACAGGTGTTCGTCTTCCTTCGCTTTATCTTCCAAGTGTTTGTCATATGTCCCGTTAACGATGTATTTCACATCGAACATATCGACGAGGTAATCAAGCCACATACCCAATCCTTGCTGCCCGTCATGTCCGTGTATCCTTACGGATTCCTCTATTTCTTCAATGATTCGTTTCATGATTACTCCTCCCACTCGATTTTAATTGTACCTAAATACGATGGCGGACAATTACTTACGGCTTCTTCTCTGTTAGGAAATACGCCAACAGCTAATGTATCTCCATAATTATTTTTGCACAAGTTAACCCACCCCTCTTTCTTTTCAGGGGACATCATAAGGTTAAGATTATTATCATGCTCATCACATACACCATCAATATCATACTGATACGCATTTTCTTCTGTATCACAATTTATAATAGCAACAATTGGAAAGTTTTTATTGTTTAAATCAAAGCAAATAATCCTTGCCTTTCTTCCGTCTTTTGTACATACTGGCTTACCAGCTTTGGCTGCTTCAAGGTCAAAGGGTTTAAGATTCAATTTCTTTTCTTCCATATCTTCTTTGTTTTGTTTTATTTCTACAAACATTTCATTTATTAAGCATGAATATGTTGGATAAGGATTTATATAGCCATTCAATTTGCAGTCTCTTGAAAAATTATCATAAAAAGCACAATTATTACAAAGAGCATCAGGAACCTTTATTTTTTGGTATGATTTATTCTCTATCCTAATAGGATCTCCGACCTTTTCAAGTTTCTTGAAGATTACAGATTTACCATCTTTTCTATAACATGATAAACATTCTCCTCTTATCTCAAATACATCACTACAATGAATATCACTCTTGGTAGCTAAATCACAATTCTCACATCCAAGAGATTTTGTATGAATACACTGATACCATTCTCCGTTGTACTCAAATATTTCTCCTACTTTTCTTTCCATAATCATATTTCATTTTAATCGAATATCTTGCTTGAATCCCTAATAGAATCAATAGACATCTTGGCACTCAATTGCTTCATAAATTCAGCAAAATCCATCGCCCGATCCCAACTAGACCATCTATGAGTAATCTCTACTAGTTCAAAAGCATTTAGTAATACCAATTTTTCGTTTTTCTCTCTCAGGTCATTTACAGCGTCCCGTATTCGATTATAAAGATCTCCATGTTCTCTACCGGTCCATACGATTGTATTTCTTGGCTTGTATAGTTCATCAACCTTTCGTTCGATATGCCTATAATTAACTGTATATGAAGGAAGTTTGTTTTCCTGAATCGCATTATACACATCAATTTCTACCGGTCCATAAGGCACAGCATAGAAATTATCGAATATGTCTAAAAGGTCATCGCCTCCATCTTTCTTAGGAGCAGCAGCCAAAAACAGCAGTTTCATGGCTGTAAGTTTAGACAACGGCTTATTTTTTAACTCTTCATGAGAATCTCGCCACTCTTCAAAAAGGTGGAGCATATAATCAAATGCCTCTATTTTATCTATTTCCATTTCTTTACCAGTTCGAAATCATACACAAATACATAGGGGTTGCTATCCCATGTGCCTTTACCGCTTATCTTGTCGATTAAGTATGAATAAGCCCCTTGTGGCGTGCAAAAAGGATCTTTTTTTAATGTCGGAATATAATATGCGTCCATAAAATGGGTATCTTCACTGCCGACTTTGCCTTTTATTATTCCCTCTTTCAAACAATCTTCATCTGAAATATCTTGTAACCGTTCAGCACGTACATTAACTATGCGGATTTGGTGGGGTATTTCCGACGCTCTTACAAACATTTTGTTTTTCCAACTAGGCAATCCTCTTAGAAAATAGGGATTATGAAAAGCTGAGGGGTTTTCTAACCAGATTTTTTCGTAGCTCTGTGCCACGGCAACCACCTCGCCGACCTTGTATTTCGGTAATATCTGCCCTCCGTCAATGGAGATTTCATCTCTATCATACATACCTATCTCTGTAATAACTCCATCTACTTTCCATCTATACACATAAAGTCCACATACATCCTTTCCTTTGAATGTCTTAGGATAGGTTATAATCCTTCTCGTCTGAGTTTTTCTACCTTCAAGTACGGCTTGGGTGAGTCCGCATTTATCATTGAACATTATTTTCTTCATATTTCAATCTCCATCAATTAAATCCAAATTATAAATACATAATCGCTATTAACTGTACGATTTATATCCATTCAATCATTGTATTCTGCTACACCAAAAGCTTCGTCCCAATCATGATCCATAGATGAATCAATATCATTATAGTGAATATCATATTTATGTCTATCCGGATTGTGTCTATTCCAAAATTTATCTTTACAATTTGTACAACAAAAAGCTTGTGAATATTGACGCTTTACAAATTTTCTATGACAAACTGGACATTCTATTATTTCCCCTGTTTTGGCTTCTTTATTTAATTTATATAAACCTTTCTTATTTTTCATCTCGATTCCTCTTTCTTTATCGGTTTGTATTCGTCTGTCTCTTCATCGTATTCATAGCAGTCCGGGCAGTATAGCTTGTCATCAATAATTTTCCATTCTATATAAAGAGCATCTTCTATCGCCAGACTTTCTTCTGGCCATGCATAATAATCTTCATTGCTACAATCCTTACCACAATTGTCGCACACGGCTTGGTACATTTCTACTTTCCGTATCATAAATTCCTCCTTGCTTTTCCATTATTATTTCTGTTTATTACCAATTTTTTTCCCTTTTCTTTCATGGATTATCTATTTTAATCATCTAACTATCTTTTTTTATATACATAAATTTAATATCAGACTTTTCTCTCATTTTTTTTATTTCTTCGATAATAACTTTTCTAATAAACCAGCGTCCACCTGTAAGAAAATAATTTAAACCGCTTACTATTTCTGACTCATATCTCGTTCCTTTATAGATAACTCTATAATAACCACTCCATCCACGATCATGATATTCAAAATTTTTTAGAATATCATTCCTTAATCTTTTCAATAATTTAATCTTCATATCTTATTCCTCCTTTATAATTTCTTTCATGAAACAAATCCAGTGTGTATTAGATCGTTTACCGGATATATGCCCGAATATTGGTTTTTCAGGTGTGAGCTTCAAAATTTCAGAAACCTTGATATCTGTTTCGTTCCATTTGAAAATTAAAAATCCTCCGGGTTTCAGGACTCTAAAACATTCTTTAAATCCCTTTGCCAGCATGTCACGCCAATCTGAATACAGAGCCCCGTATTTAATTTGTTGGTAGCCTGTTGGCATTGCTTTTTCATTCAAATTTCCGTACATGTCCGCCATCTTTGATTTTCCAACATTCCTTAATAAGTGAGGCGGATCGAAAACTACCATTGAAAAAGATTTATCCTCATAGGGCATATTTGTAAAGTCGGCTTGTATATCGGGATTTACTTCAAATAATCTACCATCGCATAAATGAGTAGAGACCTTTCGAATGTCTTGAAAAAGAACTCTTTCGTCATGTTTGTCGAAGTAGAACATCTTTCCCCCGCAACAGGCATCTAATATCGTTTTTCTCATTGCTATTCCTCCTGTTTATTGGGCAACAAATCTTCTACGTATGCCCAGCGTTGCATATTAACTCCACGTGAAAATCTCTCCCAATTTCCTGAATAATAAAAGGTATCAAGGGTGCTATTTCCAAGTTGGACGATACATATTCTGTCCCTTTCAGGTTCTTCACTTGCCTCATGCCACACTGAATCAATACGCCAGTTTGCTCCACGCTTGAAACCATCTATATATGCAGGCTGCAAGTCGGGGTTATAGTAATAATCCTCGAATAGGGCACATTCTATTGCAGCATTTTCAACATCTTCTATTTTCATAATCAGTCCTCCAAAAGTCGCAAAAGATTCGCTTTGCAATCTTCTAATTCTTTGAGAGCTGCTGTTTTATTGTTTTTTGCTTCTGTTATCATAAGCTCTGCAACTCCCAACATTATCTCATCTTTGTGTATATTCAGATATTTAATAAAATAATGTCGCAACATATTCATATTTAATCCTGAAATGTCGGAATAAGTGCTACTGTCTCCATAGCTTCCAGAAAATGAGGAATAACAAAGCTCTTTTATATTAAGGCTTTGAGCTTTTGTTTCTGCAAAAAAGCCATCATAATGTTTGTCTATCCCATAATTCTTGGGATTTCTCGCTTCTTCCCTGAGTTGTGGCAGTTTATGTTCTATAAATTCCTTTAATTCTCTGCCCTCTTCTGCCAACCTTTCGATTTCTCTATAATCCATATCTTTACCCTTTCATTCGTCCTAAAAATTCCAAGTGCAGCACGTTATATACTTTACTTATTAGTTTAAGTAAATTCCTTATCGCTAAGTATTAACACACCTTCATCTGAGAACTCATATCCAATATATCTAACAGAGTTGCCATTTATAATATACCAGTCTGTAAAATTATCATCATCGCTTTTTGCAAAAAGCAAATCATTGTTTACATCATTTTCTCTCCTTAAACCTATGTAATAGTTATTATTATAGAAACTTATTTCTGGTATGTGCTTAAATATACTCGTATCTATGCCATCATAGATACCATATGCCTTCTTGAATTTCTCGTCCATAACAATTTTGTTTTTCATTAAACTTCAATAAGATGACTATCTATTTCTTCTATAACCTCAATAGCCGCTTGTAAGAATGCTTTATTAGTTGTACGGATATATCCTGATCCGAACTTACCCATCTTGTATTTGTCTGCCGTAAAAACGATATATTGCTTTGCAAACAGAATGTTGATACAACATTTTAATCGTTCAATCATTACTCTCCTCCTTTCTTCAATTCCGCAATGAGGGCATCGGCATATTTTATAGCTTCATAGGCACATTGATGGTAAGTTAGTTTCATTAAATTACCATTAAGATCATATCTCTTATCATTCTTTAAATAAGGCAGAATCCCATTAGCTATTTCGTACCTGCGTTGCTCCCAATCAATAGTCTTGTGTGGTTCTTCTTTAATAAATTCAAGCTCTGATTGCACATAGTAACACCAACTGCGCTTGTTATCAACATATTGATGCTCCACTCCTCTTTTGGTGATAATATCTTCTATCTGTGATACCTCTATGACTTCACCTGTTTTCTTAATTTTTGCTTTCATTACTCTCCTCCTTTCAGTAGTTCGGGGTTGTCGTGGATGTTGCCGAGAACGTAAGAATCAAAATAAATCCTTCTTAATGGAACAGGTTTGTTTGAACTACCAATCTGACGGTATTCAAACACGCCATTTTTAAAATAGACTTCAAACTTGGGTTCATACGCTTTAACTTGAAATATGTCACCCTCGTAGATTTCTTTTCCGTCGGCGTCATACAGCCCCGTAAACTGACCTATCGTTTCTCCACGAACATCGTATCTAATCTCTTGATTGTTTTTGTAATCTACGATTTCGCAATTACCGCTATCGTCAATTATCAGATTGCCGTAAGCCCATTGCCCGTTATCGAATCGTTTTCCACGAAATTTAATTGTCCTGCTCATTGCTCTCCTCCTTTCATAAGTTCGATTTCTCTCATACTACCATGATTTTTAATTTATTGAAATAAACTGACTTGTATTCTTTTCAAAACTTTCTCGTTTGCGTCGTTATAGAATTGCTTGTTGACCTCGAAGCCGTATGCCTTTCTTCCCAATGAGGCTGCCGCATACAGGGTCGTGCCGCTTCCTGCACACGGGTCGATGACAACATCGCCCTTGTCCGTGAATATCTCTATCAACCGTTTGAGGAGCGGGACAGGTTTCTGGCAAGGGTGGCATTTGGGCGTGGTGTTGTCCCTTACCCAGTCGAAGCAGTTGAATATCATTCTCCCGTTGTTGTTGAATTTGGGCAACTTGTCCCGATAAAGGATAAGCCCGTATTCGCAGTTGCCGACGACCTTCATGTTTGCTTTCAACACTTGAGCCGAAAAGTCCTTGCGGAAAACCAGCGGTATGTAATGCATGAGTCCGTATTTGCGGCCTAACTCTATGAATTTGAACTGTTGTTCGTATTCGCAGAACAGTATCATGCAGGGGGACTTACCGGATTCTTTCGGCTCCTTGACGAGCATTTTGGAACAGAAGTGCATGAACTCGGCCGGACGGAACTCACTGTCGGACGAAAAGAATTGTTTGCCTGCCAATGCGCTCTCGCCGTTCTTGTTGTCTCCGTCGATATACCATGCGGGATTACTGGCGTAGGCATTATTCGCCAAATTATACGGTACGTCGGCTATAATCAGCTGGGCTTTGGGCAGCCCATAAACCTTATAATTCTGGAACGAATCGTTGTAAAGCTCTATGTCTTTCATACTTAACTTTCCTTTTTGCTGTATTTGTCGATAATTTCTTGAATCTGACTGGGTGTCGCTTTCTCCCTTTCACGTAACTCCCATTCCCGTTTCCTTTCCTCCTGCCTTTTTTTATCCTCATAGAACTGCAATAGATTCTCCCTGTCAGAATTAAATTTTTTCAATGAACTTGTCACTGTTCCCGGAGTAAAAGTGCCGAAAAATCGATCGTATTTGTCTTGTTTGAATCGCTGGAAGAATACCATGAACTCGGTGAGCTTAAAACGGCCATAGCCTAAGATAATTGTCCGTGCCAGTTCGATAAAATCTGCTGGTTCCATGCCATTTCGAACTTTTGAAAATTCAGCGAGTTCAAAGAGCTGTATAGATAGCCATGATTCAGCTACGCTATCTCCAAATGTCCGGGCAACTCTTGAAATACTCGGTGCATGGCCGGTGAAGCAACGCTCCTCGTTTTTGCAGTATTCCGTCTGCTTGTCGGGGCTAAAAAGGCAGAGCAGATTCTCCCCCGTCTTGTAGGTTGCCAGTATCTCCTGCTGCCAGCTTGGTGGCGATGGCTTTTGCAAACTCTGCATATCGCTCCTGTTTGGTCTTTCCGGTAGCAGGTCTTTTATTGTTTTCATATTTTTTCTCGTTGTTTGCCCATGTGGCAAGCCGCTTGGAGAGCTCCCATGTGGGCTGTTTCTCGAATCTCATTTTCGTTTGGGAGGCGTTCATCTCCGACCAATAGTCGAAGAATGACCGAAGCATTTCTTTTCCGTATTTGCCGACATAAGGAAATAGGGAATGATAAAAATCTTCTTTCCTTTTGAGTGTGGCGGCGGACGCCGCTTTTTTCTTTATACTCTCATTAGAGAGTATTTCTTTTTTTTCTTTTCCTTTTCTTTTCTTTGTGGCATTATTGTCTACATTTATCTCATTATTGACTACATTTATTGGTTTATTGTATTCATTAATTAGCAAGTAGGGATAATCCTCATTTTGCTTTCTCCTTTTTATGACTGAAAAATATCTCTTCTGTATTCCGAGGCTTGTCAGTATTGAAGCCGAATTAAAGAGGCTTTCATTAAAGAAATCCCATTTAACCAAGCGGTTTATGATTTGCTCCAAAAGTTCAGAAGAAATTCCGGGGAGGTTTTTAAGGAGTTTAATTTTTAGTCTGTCATTCCACAATATGAAATATCCATTGCGGTATATCGCACACAGCAGCTTGACAACTGTTATCTCTCCTTTAATACCGAATTCCACGAAAATCGCTTCTATTTTTTCGTCTTCAAAGAAGTCGATGTCAAAAGGGAAATAGTCCAATCCTATTTTATTTGGTCTTGCCATGTATATTTGGTTCCTATTTTCTTTTTATACACTCATGAATGATTATAATATCACAATTTTCACTAATGTGAAATGGTTGGGAAACTGTAAGAATGTGCTCATAATTGTTCTTATTTATTACATGGTAAATTTAATATATTATTTACTTTTTGACAAATATAAATAGCTGTAAATCAAATGATTAAATATTTTTTAATTTGTGGTTTCAGTGATTGAAAATGCCCACCCGTTCAGGGTCTTGTGCTTGTCAATCTCACCTGATTTGCATAGCTCGTTTATCTCGGATTTCATCGATTCGATGACCGCCTTCTGTATCTCTTGCGTGTGGGCTATCGCAGGTTCTTTGTTATGCTTTCTCTTTTCCTCGACTATCGAGGCGATGATGTGCTTGATGTCTATCATACGGCTTGTTGTTTTTCCTTGTCGATAACCGTTTTACTGTCGATACATTTTTTGATATAATTTGAAACTTCCTCCAATGACTCTGTGGGGATAACTATACGCAATTCTTTGCATGTCTCTTGGTCTTTTATTCCAAAGTAGATGCCAGAGGCATTGTTGTAAATCGTCAAAATCGAATCCTCGTGTGTCGAAGGAATCACGATTCCATAGTTCAAAGTTTTTTGTTCCATAATAATTTGTATTGTATTTTTAATATTGGTTATGAGAATACTGCCGGAAGATACTTGTGCCGGTAAACGTTTTTCAGATAGGTTAGCATTTGGTCGTAGTTCCTGATAAAGCCCTCGTTAATAAGATCGGCCACTTTCCTTTCCAGTTCGTACAGTTCCCGCTGTTTCTTTTCTTCGCCGTATTGGTTGCGGATATTCCTTTCATGCTCGTTGAACACAATCCAGTTCAACGCTTCGCCTACTTTCTGCATGGCTTGTGGCATGAAATCTTTCCGAACGATCTTTGAAACGGCCGAGCCTAGTTTGTTGTAGGCATCGCCGGCTTCGTTGCGGTACTTTATCATCTCGTCATAGACGAATTTGATTACTTGCACTTCAAATCTTGGATTTAGCCACATCGCAAATTTGACGAACAATACAGGGTGCATCCATGTTCCTCCGCTTTTACCTCTTGATTTTAAATACGCAAGATTCTCCGTATTCAATTTTTCTTCCTCCAACAAAGCATCTATAAATTCTTTTGTGTTTTTATTGGAAAAGAACTCTTTCAAATCCTTTTGCTTTAAATGGGGGGAATTCCCCCTATTTAGATTTGCATATTCATTCCATTGCCTCAACAGCTCTGTGGCGCAAAAAAATCCGTCTTTTGTCCGCTGGGTTACGTTAAATTCACCCATCTTTCTTTTCATCAGTTGGTTCGTTTTCATAGCATTTGTTCGATTGATAATACCTGTTCGCTCATAATACTAAAATTTACATACCACAATAAGGTGAATTTATGATGTTTTCGTTGTGGCAATATGTGCACATAGATGTCATTGGCGAATAAACTCTACCGCATTTAGGGCATATCCAGCCCTGCATACCGACAAATGTCTGCGATTTTTCGAGTCTTGTCATCTCAATAGCTTTTAAGGCATCATCTTCTGAAACTCTACGGTATATATGCCCGCCTGCGCAATCTTCTGCGCTTACCGATTTTATAAATTCTTCTGCTGTCATATCATTTGTTTATTTTAGATTCTTATTTCAATCGAAAAGTGTTTTTGGCTTTTCATCTGGGAGAAACAGCCCATTTACAGCTAATACCTTTCTCATCGCTTCTCGATAAGTAACGCCGTTGTTCGTATAGTTCATGAAGTAATTGTACATCTTGGGGTATAACTCATAGCAAAGTTGAAGCCGGTTGTCGTCTTTGAATTGGCAACCATATCCGCAGAACATACAACCGGTTCGTTTGGCTCCTTTATGGTATATGTCTGAAATTTTCAACCCTCTATCTCTTATGTATGCCCAAATGTCTTCTTCAAGCCAGATAGATAGAGGTAATGACTTTATCGTTTTCCCGTCGAAAGAATTGCAACCTCCTTGTCTTAAGTAACTTTGCTGCCTTAATCTTGACTCTGATGCCATAGTCCCCAATATGGGATATAGCCCTGTATTTTTTTGATACATACGTGACGGTTGTTTCTTTAAAGCGTAACAGCATTTATTGTTTATATCAAATTGCGATCGAATAAATTTTCTATATTTTAAAGGAATTTCACCCTTAAATTTACGCCCTCTTAATAACCCTAAGGCGGCCTTCCCCTTTACCGATAAAGGGTTGTGTTTCCCTGCATATATAGCTTCGCTTACCTCTTTGCTAATAATTGGGAATCCATATTTTTCAAATATCTGTGCAGGCTTTAATGTTGGATATATAATCTCAATGTCATATCCTTCTGTATTTTTAAGTTCTCGGACGAACCTAACTATATCGGGATATTCATTGCCCGTATTGCAGAAAACTGCCTTTATATCGGGTTTGACGATACGGCATAAATCAAGTAGTACGGTGCTGTCCTTTCCGCCACTGAACCCAACGTAAACCTGACCGTTTAGACGTGATATGAATTGGTCTATCACACCGAGGCTGTGGTCTATCTTTTGGCGAAGGGTCCAGCTTTGTCGCTCTCTTAATTCTTGCAAGTCCATATCACTTATTAAAGTTTGATTCAACGACTTTGTATTTAATGGGCAATCCGGAGCAGGTGATAGCGAGAAGGGCTGCGTCCCTTTCTTCTTGGTTGCTGCGGGGTCTGTTAAACTCTATCCCGCTCATCTGGCACAACCGCTTCAATTCCTCATGGGTGATCTTGCCGTATTTACCTTGCCAGCATTTGCGCAAAGGAGATTGCTCTATGACTTTTATTCCATAATGGAGCAACGTTTCGACTATCTTACGGCCTGTCTCTTGGTTGCGGCCTACGTGCTCGCCTTTCTTGGCTGCGCTCGCCCGTGTGTCTTTCGGGGACAAATGCCAGTTGGATTTGTTTTTCCAACCTGCCTCGACATACACCACGGTGG